TGTGAGTCCACAGCAAGAGGGAAAAAGTTCCCTGATGCGGCCGGAAATTCAAACCCGCGTCGAGCGCGCGCCCTGGTACATCGATCGATGACTCGCTTGTAGCGCTGCTTCGCCGTTCCAACTACCTCGGCTCCATCCGAAACATCCATATCAATCAGGGACAGGTCAACCATCAGGTCAGCCGTAAGTTCGTTCTTTTCATCATCAGTGAGGTCTTCACCCAACTCGAAGAGCTGTCTCTGCCCGATGAAGGTTATGCTCAGAACGGTGTAGCCGCGATCGATGAAGTACTGCGAATCGAGACTCGCATCACCTACATTCGATTTTCGCACCTGGATTTTCGTAGTCATCGATCCGATCTCACTTCATGCGCGTGACAGTTACGGTTACCCCATTGGCGCGGGTAGCCGGTGGGGTACCGCCGCCGCCTACATCGACAGCAGCGAGCTGCAACGTAACGAAATCAGCGGCCGTAAAGTTGCGTACGAAGCTCATGTGGAGATGGGCAGTGAAATCACTGCCGTCAATGGATGAATCGGTAAACACAGTAGTGCGTGCTTCTGATGGCACCAACACAGTTGTATCGTTGACGCGAACACGGGCCTGCACTTCAAATGTTTCTGGCGCAGAACCGGGTGTGTTGATGTCGATGTTGTAATCAATCCGATAAGTACCAGTCGCACCGATAAGGAAATTATCCGGAGTCCCCGCAACGTGGTCGATAACGGCGACGTTCGTTTCAACGTCGGTGACATCCAACGTGACATCCGCAAATGCAAGCGTAGTCGTGTAGGTCGTTGAACGCGTTGCTTGAGCGACGTCAACAGGACCACCCGATGGGCCTGCAGCTCCTGCAGCTCCGGTAGCGCCCGACATGCGCGTAGCAGTGAATACCGCGCTGCCTGCCCGCGTATTTATGGATGCAGTACCTTCGTTGTCGTTTCGATCAACCTGGACCGTAATGAAATCGTTGGCCGTCGCGTTGTAGATGAACTTGGCACCTATCGGCCCATAGATAACTTCGTTTCCAAGGAGCGACGAGTCATCTAATACAGCTATCTGTGATTCCGACCCTGGAAGGACAGTAGTGTCATTTACTCGAACACGACCAAGTACATCTGCTTGGAAACTCGTCTGGTTCGCAACGTCCAAGTCGATGCGATAGTAAATCTCGTACGGCCCCGCTTCCTTCAGAACAATGCGATCCGTAATGGCATCGTGCTCAACGACAGCAGCGTCATTCTCGAAATCCGTAGCATCAAACGTCAGATCGGCGAATGCAGTACCGATGGCCTGAGTGGTCGTTCTCCGCGCTTGCACCGCTGCTTGATCACTTGCAGCGCCGCCGCCGGGAATCGTAACGGTCGCGACGCCAGCTCCTGCATCCGATGCTGTGACACCAGCACCAACAAAGTTGAGTGTGGTATGTGGAGCGCCACCAACAGGTGAGCCCTCATCTTGGATGACAGTCGGTGGACCTGCGATGCCCTGAATGCCTTGGTCCCCCTGCACACCTTGAATGCCTTGGTCCCCCTGCACACCTTGAATGCCTTGGTCCCCCTGCACACCTTGAATGCCTTGGACACCCTGATCGCCTTTCTCCCCAAAACCCTTGAGCTGCCCTTCGTTGTTAAGCGCTTGCCATCCACTGCCGTGCACGTAGATAAGCTGGTCACCCGGATTGAGCGTAGCTGTTGCAAGCGTGCGAGTATTGACGCCGTCAAATTCCTGAATCGTGACAGTCGCCGCTACCGTGTCGGCGTTGTACACACCGACGTAGTCGATGTCACGAATGGTGCTGGCGATCGGTGCATCGACGATGTCAACCGCTGATACGCCGTTCGTGAGCGACAGCTTCGTGCCACCAGCGTAGTCACTCGTCGTTTTGTCAGCGAAGCTTGCGACGACGTGCAGCTGATTGGTCGTGATGGCCCCTGCAAGCACCGCCTGCAGCTTGTGGGCCGTTGTTGGGAGTCTAATCATCCGTGTGCTGCCCCGTGCGCCAGCACCCAACCAGGGATGGCAGCTGTCGCTCCGACGCTCCAATCAGTAAACCCAGCCCCTGTCTTGATGAAAAATGTCCCGTTCGTCCTACCGTAGATTGACCCCAGGGGCACATCGAGGCCGACGATCGTTGGATCGTCAGCCCCCGAGAAAAATCCAGCTGCTTCATCAACGATGAAGCCAGATTCCGCTGTAAATGCCTTACTGGGGTCGATCACGTTAGAAGTTCACGTTGGTACGCACCGCCCGGAAATTGGACGAAGTCGCTGCCGACACCCGCAGCCGCATCACCTGCGCTGCACCGGAACCCGACACATCGATGGTGTAGGCGATGCCCAAGGTCGATCCGATCTTGAGTTTCTTCGACACCGTTTCGTCGGTGATCGTCGCATCCGCGCCGCCCGCAACGTTATGACCGTCGTGAACTGCGTAGATGTCCACCGCTTCTTTTCGCGCAGCATCGGGTGCGCCTGAGCCTTGTGCGTAGATCCGCCAGTGAGCAGCGGCAACGACATCAACCAACACCGAATCGAGCGTCGTAATTGCCGTAACGCCGTCGGCCAACGACGTCGTATAGGCGTTATCAACTTGATCCTGAGTGAGCTTGAGCTGAGTATCGAGCTTGCCAATTGCCGTCTCGAGCGAATCAGCGTTGGCGATGAAGTTCGTGCTCGAATACGTCGGCGTCTCAGCACCCGCTGCGCCCTTGCCGATGAAAGTACGAATGAAACCCAGCTCGGTCTGATCGCCCGCACCAATCTGCACCCAAGCCGTGCCGTTGTAAGCCCAAATCGTATCGGCGTACAACGTGCCAGCTTCAACCCACAGCGCGTCGCCGTCAGTTGCGAGATTGGTGTCTTCCACCAACGTCGCACCCGCACCCGGCGTGCCAACAACGATGTAGACGTTCTCGTTACCCGCCGTCAGGTTCGAAAGCAGAACCCGGTCACCCTCTATGAGCGTGACACCATCGAAGAGGTTCGCACCGTTAAGGTTTGTTTCTGCTGCTGCGATGCTCGCATAGAGGGTGTCGTCGTGTGCTTGTGCAGGATCACGCCAGGAGCGACCGTCTATCGCGTTATCGACATATTCCTGCGTCGCGATAATGCGCCACTTGTCGACACCTACGCCGCTGGTGAGCTTTTGCCATACCGAGCCGTCACTCTTTAGATAAACGGAACCGATCGGTTCGTCGAGCGCTGGGTCGATCGTGCCGCGCGTGAACGTCTCGCTGGTCTCGATCCGAAAACCCCGCTCCACATCGAAATAGTCCTTCGCCATACCGTTCTCCTAGGTCATGACCATGCCGTATCGAACGGCAGTGATTTTCAAAGTGATGCCCGAATTGTTCGTCAGTACCAACCGGACGTTCCCCACGCTGAGGTTCACGTCAGTGTCTACGTCTAGCTTCCCCCCTGCCTTGGGGATGACCATTTTTCCGAAGACAGCGAAATCCGCGCTGCTTCCATCGTTGACGGCTCGTACTTGCCACACTTGGGTTTTGCCGCCGACGATGTCGCGCGCGGTAACCAACCATTCGATGCCGCGATAGCCGTCAGTAGCGGAATCAATGACCAATGTTGCGGCGTCATTGAAGGGGTAAACCTCAACTTCAGCTTGCGCTCCTCCCGGCGGACCCGCCGGTCCTGGCGGTCCTGGTGTCCCCGCTTCACCAAAGCCAATGACAGTGGCTTCTTCTTCGGTGACGACGACAAGAGGTTCTTGCTTGAAGCCGATCGTGATCGGCTTCCGAGGCATGAGTTCTGGCGGATTGGCGTACGAAATAACGAACGGATCCACCCGCAGGATGGCGACGTTCTGCTCTTCCTGCTCGATGATCTCGACAGTAAGCTCATTTGTCTGGTCGGCCATTGCTTTCGCCCTGAGCCGAGTAGTCACGAATGTGGATTTCCACCGGCTTATCCATCATCGTGATGGCTTTGATCCTATGATGTCCGCATCGCAACTTCCCGTCCTTCAAACCCACGCAGTCGTATGCTTCCGATACAGATTGGTTCGCCTTCATAAGTTCGAGGTAAAACTGCACCCGCTCGGGATTAAGGTTGTGCTTCTCCCAGGTAAGACTACGAGTAGCCCAGATTTCCTGAGCTTCAACGGGTGCTAAAAGCTTCCTCACTACACCGATGGGCGTGCCATGTTGTTAGCATCGATCCGCCAATAATCCAACCTGATCTGACCTTCCCCTCCAGCGTCACCCGCCGTATAGGCTGAAAGCATGACGTTCCCTAGGAGAGAGGGCGTATCCAACCCAGTTATGACACCTTCTGAATCCCAAGCGTTCCCATCAACGCTTGTGAAGAATTCGCACGTTGAATCCAAAAGGTTGACCACAAAACGCAGCCACTTGTACGTGGCTGGTGTTTGACCAACTCCCCCAAACAACGTGATGTCTTCGGTGAGCGTCCCATCGAAAAGATGTGCATGCAATTCTGCATGGTCCACGTTCCATTCATATTCGAACCACACACCTCGTGTCGCCGCATTAAGCGGTGGCACAGCACCATAAGACGTAAAAAATAGGCCGATGTACGCGATGCTGGCCGCAGCCTGAGCCTGTCCAGCAACTCGCATACGCATATCCAAAACCGGTTCGGTGCCCGGCGGCGGCGTGTTACCGCCTATGAGGACGTCTCCTGTGAATTTTGCATTCACAGTGTCCCCGGCACCGGGTGCGAACAGCCGCATATACCCCTTGTATGCAGCGTCCCCCGCTTGAGAAATGTCCCAAGTGGCGACTCCCACACCTGCAAGAGCTATGTCGTACTGATTCTCTTTCGTGATGTGTACACCACCCCCTAGGTCGATGTGCATCCCGAAATCATCATGGAGCGAATAGCCTTCCGGTACCTGCCACCAACCAAAATTTGTCGGATTCTCACCCAGCGCATCCCATCGACCAGGAGAACCAGATGAGACGCACGTAAATCTTGTGCCGGTCGCATCCGTAAATGTGTCTCCATCCTGATACCGCCCCGATGTGGGTGGTCCGATGGTGACGTTGCTTGAATAAGCGCTCATGTCATGTCTCCGCTAGTAAGTCAGTACGATCAGCGTGTCAGCCGCGCTAATCACGAAGTATTCAGCCAAGGTGATGATAAGGATGAATTCGGTTTGGTTGACCGTGGCCATCAGCGCGTTACTTCCTGAATGACCTTCACCGAGCCCCCTGCGATCGTGTACACCTCACCGGTGGGCGCAATCATGTCGAGCTGGTAGACACCGGAAAGCCACGTGTACGCCCCGGTAACGAGTGAATCGAGCAGCACATCGATGCGCTTATCCGGCTGGCTAATAACGATGCCTGTCAGTGGCAACCGGATATCTGCGGTTGTCAGATCCTCAAGCACCGTCTCTGATGGTTGGTTCGGACGAATCTGCATCCGTGCCGTGTAGCCGGTAAGGTCCGTCGGGTCGAAGTACGTGACCGTGCCACCACTCACATACGGGCCGAATTCCTTGGCGTTGACAGCGTCAATGCGCAGCGTATCCACATCGACGATCACAGCTCGCTGAAAATCACAATCAGAGTTGATTTCTTCGAGCCCCACCATGTCGGAGAGGAATACGGGCCATGCGTCGGCAACGATACCGTGCGCGACTGCTGTGACTGTCAGCGGCGCAAGATCCGGCACCGCCGAGATGTCGGCGTAAATTTTCCGCCCTGTCGCCCACCGGAAAACAAAATCGGCCGAAGCCCCCTGGACGATAGTAAGCGGGACTTTTGCGATCTGCGGCATCAGATGCCTCCATAGAGAACAGTGCGCGGCTTGTGCTTGGCTCGACTCTGCTCGCGTTTCGCCTTATCGCAATAGGCCATGAATAGCTCGTCGTAGTTCGCTGCCTTCTTGTCGTCGCGGATGTCCACATCCTGCTTGGCGTAGCCGAGCGACTTCATCCACAGCAGGAGGTGCCTGTGATGCTGTTCGTCAATCTCGAAAAAGCAGTTCTTCGATTCAGTGAGTTCATTCCGAGGCAGACGGTAAACCTCGATCTTGATGGTTTCACCAGTCGTACAGATCGGGAAGGCTCGCGCTTTGTTGCGCTCCATGCCAAGGATGATCGCGTTGATCTGCGGGCCGCGCTTGTCACGCCAGGTCAGCGTGTCCGAGAACCCAGCATTCGGCCCGGCGAGCCCAGGCAGATAGTCGTGGTCGATGGTGAGCCCACCAGTGCCGTAACGGAAATCCTCGATATTCAGGACTTCAATCTCGCGCCTATCGGAAGCGCGGGAGGCACCGCGAATGAAGAGTACGAGTGGCGACATCGTCGCGAACTCTTCATCAGGGCCAAATTCAAGGCTGGTTACATCCGGTGACGTCGCATCAGGAATGCCCTCCGTGAGTCGGAGGAGCATCCGCTGAGCGTCAGTCATGTACTCGTAGATCTCTTCCTTCGAGAAAAGAAACGGCTCGATCGTGTCAGCGATCTGCGTACGAAAAAGGTCATGCAGCTGTCTTGGCGTCATTCTCGCGATCTGCGCGTTTCACCAAAATGCTGCGCCAGATGGTATCTCGCTCCCTTGAATCCACATTGAAGCCAACCAACTTGGACAACATCTCGGCATGCGGCGCTCCTCCTGCATTGAAGTCACCACGCTGATTGCGCTTCTCGAGCTTGAGGATCGATTCTCGAATCGCTCGTTCGCGCTCCATACCCTCGGGGGGCTTCGGAAGGTCGGTTAGCTCGTCTTCAAAATTGAGCTTCGACGCATCTTCGGGCTCAGCCCCGATGGCCACTGCATCTTCCCAGCACACAGGCGGAACGTGAGTCGGTTCGCCCTTCCTGAACGTAATAGTATGTCCGTGCTTCGTACGCAGCGTGTAGTTGCGATTTAGGGTGAAATTCATAGCCGCCTCCTGCGAATGGTGAAAGGGAGGGGGGTCTATTCGACCTCCCTCCCTTCATCATACAACAGGCGTCAAAGCCCTCTACGCGAAGGCCTTGTGTTCCGGCTGAATCTCGTTGGCCCGGTTCTCGACCAGGTAAGCCCCTTGCGACTGGAACTCACCGACTGTTGCCGGTGCATCGATATCCAACACGATCTTCGCCCTGAAACCTTCGGGGTACGTGCCGACCGGAATGATCGCTGTCACACCTGGTGCTGCCAGCAAATCAACCGTTGCGATGGCGCCACCAGTGGCGTCGTTCGTCACGATGAGATCGGCGGTAGCAGGGCCGACAAACGAGGCGGTGACATTCAGCTCGATCGCTGCAGTCACCTGGGCGCCGGGCGGGATCGTGAGATAGCTCACGTCCCCGGTAGGAGCCTGGTTGACTTCCACGAAGCCGAACACCGAAAGCAGGTTTAGAACCCACTGACGACCGGAAAAATTGAAACGCATGGCTGATTCTCCTTATGTCGCGACGTACGTGGAGAACACCCCATGGTCTTGCAGGGTGCCACCAGCATACTGCGTGATGAACTGAGGTTTCAGGAGGCCACAGATTTTCCCGACCGCGATGCCTTGTTGGTTCTCGTAGTCGTCGCCCTCTTCCACCCACTCTGGGTTTCCGATATCGGCGAATCCGAGAGCCTGCGCGCCACAGAAAATGATTTGCGCACCTTCGACCGTGCCTCCGGCGCCATACTTCGAACCCGGTGCAGCTCCACCCGTGTTCGGCACGTGCCGATACTCATGCGTGTACAGACCGTCGATCAGCGGAACTGAACCCACAAAGAGCGGATTCTTGTTACCGCGCGGTTGCGCATGCCGCAGCGCTTCCAGGTAGTCCGTATCAAGCTTGAGCTTGGCCATCGCCAACGGCGGCAGAAAAACGTGGTATGCCTCTTCCCCGTTCTCGCCACGAAGCGGACGAATGTACTGGTCTTTCATGAACGCCTTGGTGTTGACCAGCATCTTCCAGCTCGGCGTGTCCGCCGCAGTAACTGCGCTGGAGCCCACACCAACCTCGATAGCGGCTGAACCCGCATTCCACCGAGCGAAGCGCCGTGAAGAGGGCGGCGTCACATCGGCGGCGTACTCGAGGAAGGGAAGGTCCGAACCGACTCGCGTAGCCCCATTGGGCTTTTGCGAGTATGCGATACCCGCAAGGGTCAGAAACGCAATTTGGTCCATGCGGTCGGCGATCCAGTAGGCCAGGATGTCCCGCGACTCTTCGCGGAAACGAACCACGGACTTCTGATCGGCCATGCGGCCTTCATGCTTGTTCGCATTCCGGAGTTGGTCGATCCGGATGACCTGGTCGTATGACTTGGAGGCTTCCTCGTTCCCTTTCAGGGTCCGATCACCCGCCACGCCGTCGCCTTCAAGGTCTGGAATCAGCGTGATGACAGCTCGTGCGCCCTTCTGGTCCTTCTTCAGCTCATTGATTTGCTGAAAACAGGCATTGGGGCCGGAGCCAAGGTAACGGGTCAGGAACGCAACGTTCCGAGCCTGCTTCCAGGTATCACGCGACCAAACCGTTAGTTGCTCGTTTGTGAGCCGAGCATAGTTGGTCAGTGCCACTAGGGTATCTCCTCTCGTAAGGAAAAAACACGGTGACGGCGAAGCTCCCGCACGCTGTCACCACAAACGGCGACTTGCTGCTCGCTACGAAAGCGTTCGTAGCCACGGAAGCGCCGTTTTACGAGAGGCGGACCTCGGCCTGGGTTGTCGCACCAGGTAAGCGAAGGTCGCTGTTTACGAGAAGCGACTCGGGTGGAATATCGCATCCACCAAGGCGATGAGCGGACTCTACGCCCGCTTTTATCATCCTGTCAACACTAAGCGCCTGAAACCCGCCGCAACCGGGGGTTCGCCCGCTTCGCTGCTGGGCTTGCACGTCGTGACGAAGCTGCAAGGATCGCTCCCGCGTTTTTCATTGGAACGCCGGATTTAGCCGCGATCTTGGCTTGCACCGCTTTGAAGCCAGGATGCCCACCACCAGCCATGCCGCCGCCGCCAGCTTGAGCACCGGCTTCTGTCGCACGTCGCAGTCCAATCAATGGATTTCGTGGCGAATATAGCTCCTTTACATCCTCTGCTTTCGCCCCTCCCGCAACTTGACTCGCTCGGTACCGCCGATTCATCGTATCGTAGTTGTTAGGTCCGACATCGACGTGCCTGGCCGCTTCACCTCCAGCCACTCCCGTCGCTATCCCCGCTGGGGTAACTGGATGCTTCTTGGCGAGCCGCCCAACCGCGATGCCCATTCGTTTAATCATGCCGCCGACCGCATACCCATGAGTGGTGTACCCATTCGGTCGGCCATCTTCTGGACCACGGCCGGTCGTGGAAATCACACCACGTCCTGGCTTCACCGCCATCACTTTGCCACCACGCATCATCTGTTTCCGAGGCCATGCGTAGCCGCCGCCGTACTTTTTCTTGGGCGTCGCTGTTTCCACTTCCTTCATCTTTTCTTCTCGTTCTTTTTTGATCCTTTCAGCCGCATCAATACCCTTCTTACCCGCATATGCCGTCGCTGCGGCCGTAGTTAGCCAACCAGCTGCCTTCGCCATACCGCCGAGATTCATTTTTTTCCGGCGGATTGCGTAGCCACCTTTGGCCCCGCCAGCTCGACGGATGCGCTCCTCGAGCGCATTGGTAGCGCCCTGATTCAAAGGTGTCGCTACCCCGCCGTAATTCGGATTGGGTGCAGCAGGTGTCGGTGAAACAGGCGTTGGTGAAACAGGCGTTGGTGAAACAGGTGCAGGCGTAGAAGGTGTGAGCGCCTCTTTACCCGCATAGAGTGCCCCCAACGCAGCAGCACCCTTACCAAGCAGCCCCCATCCACCGCCAGCCAGCTTCATACGCCGTTTGCCGCGCATCTGTCCGTACCGCATTTTTTCCAACGCTTTCATGGGTATTCTCCCAGTCCGATTCATGTGATTGAGCGCCTTATCTCCGATCTTAGCTGCGCTCGAAGCCTTAACCACGTACTCACCATCTGACAGCATAGCGGGGATGTCATCGGAGGTGCCAGTCCCTGGCCCCTTGATTCGGTTTCGAGTACCGCGCCGATAATCACGTTCACTCAGTGCCATCGAAGTCATCTCCTCGTAGTTTTTGCAGCTGCTCATCACTCAGCTGCTCGAAATCTTTCTGAGCCATCCTGCCAACTGCTGCACCTGGAACCTCGCGCGGCGAACCTACCTCGCCCGCACGCCCAGTCGACACCGGCGGCTGACGAGTAATCACTTCGAGTCCTCGCTTCACTGCAGCTCTGCGAGCCTGATCAGCGCGTGCCGGTGCAGCTGGCGCAGCAACTGCCGCAGGGTCATCCTCGTACTCGATGTCGAGCGAATTCAGGACATAGCCCGCTGCACGTTGCATGGCTATCGATTGCGCCCACCCTTTTGCAATGAGCCCTTCGTAAAGATCGAGCGTTTCCTGGGCAACTTCGTCCGAATAGTCCGGGCTTTTCGGATCGAGGAAGGGGTACTCTTCCTCGAGCTGATCGATGATGTCGTTGAGCTTAACCGAGTCAACAATTTGCTCGCGCGTGCCAGTAGCAATCGAAGCAGCTTGCGCAGCGGCAAAGCGACGCTCAATACCTCGGATTTGTCCGCGAAGTTGCGTGGCTTCATCAGTTTTCCCATCAATTAAAAGGGCTGTGTACTGCGTTTCTAGCTTGTCGAGTTCAGCATCAACCCCTTCAATCGTGAATTCCCGAGGGCTTTGCTGTTCCAGCTCGGCAATGCGCGCATTGGCCCGATCGAGAGACGCTCGGGAACGCTGCGACATTTCATCGAAGCGTGCCTTCGGGATGAATTTGCCAGTATTGGGATCGCGCTCAACCGGGTCTGCTTCTTCCTCGACGACAGCAGCCACCTCGTCGGCAACTACCGGTTGATCCTCATCATCAACGACGTCGTCAGTGGAGACAAACCCATCCCCACGATCGACTACTGCGTCTTCCGGCGGATCTTTGACCTCCGCCTCAGCAGTTACGCGATCGATGTCCTTAGCGGTTAGCGCCATTTCCAGTTCTCCTCGGTTGTGGGGTCGATGTGCCTTTGCCTGAGATGCGCGCGGCTTCCTTGATCAGCGCATCGTCGTTGCCCTGCTCGGGCTGTTCGGGCAGTTTCTCCGCCTCGTTCATTGCCTGTACTGCTGTTTGCGCCGCGCGTGTCCGCATGCTGGCCGCGTCAGCGTTGATACGATCAACTTCAGCTGTAAGTTTCTCGATTTCCTTCGAGAGTTTCTCCAGCTCCAGCTGCTGCCCAGGATCCGGTGTCTTCGCCTGCTCCTCCATTTGTTTGATAAGTTCGTTCCTGCGATGCAGCCGTGAATTCTCAATGATCACCCGATCAGGAATCTGGATGCCCATTTCCTTCATCGTCTTGGCCTGCTCGAACTGACTATCCTCGATGGTCGCCTTATCGGGCTGGCTCGAAACGATAATCTCGTACTCACCGAGGGTGAGGTCATAAATGACCTCACCCGCCGCACTCTGTTCGTTGACCACGATCTCCTCAGTCTTGCCAGTCTCCTCGTCCAGCGTCACGCGGACAATGCGCTTCTCGGTGTAGTAGTCCTGCACCATACCGAGAATGGTGCGCGCAAGTATCCAATCCGAGCGCTCAAGGTTGTCAATCGGTTTGATGAGGTTGACAGCGCCACGCGCCTGCTTCGCCGCAATAGCCTTCGCCGCCACGTCTTCGCGGTCAAACCCGAGCATCGAATCCGAGACGTTCGAGATGACCTTGATGAAATCCTCGGCACGGCGCGAGAGGTTATCAAGCCCCGTCGGTACCTGGTTCGGATGGATCTTATCGGTCTGCGTGATGTCGTTCATCTCGATCACGAGCCCCGTCTCGGCGCCGCGAGTCTCCAGCTCCTCAGTCGTCATGTTGACGATGTTGCCGACCTTGGTCTTCCAACCTGAGTTCGCACTCGTGTTGACAACATGCAGCTCCTGGCTGGTCGTCTTGTTAAGCAGCTCCTGTGGCGAAAGCAGATTCTCAACCAGGCCGACCGAACGCCCATAACGCAGGTGCGGGAAGTACGGCACGACCGTGAAGTTCCGATATGGGCTCCACTCGTTGAATAGCGTCGTACCGCAGCCAACCACGTTCCAGCGAATGCGCTTACCAGGACGCTTAATGACGGCGTAGCCCATCTTCTCAATTTCGAGCGCGATGCGATCACGATCCCACATGGCTGGCACGGGGCGCATATCCCCGAATTCCATATCGACGAAATACTCCATCATCACGGTCTCGCGATACTGCCGATCGAGCATGCGAATGGAACGAACCTGGTTCTCAGCCTCTGAGCCTTCACCACGCCAGTAGTTGTACGGCAGCAAAATCTGCCCATCGGGCTTACGGCCAAACGCGTCGCGATATTTCTCCACCGCGTCGTACTCATACGAAAACGAGCTGTAAATCGCTTGCGAGCGCAGCTCTTCCACTGCGCTATCGCCGTAGATCGCCTTGATGTCAGTTAGCGACCACCACGACGTGGTAATCACATCCTGCCATTCATCAGGATCGTAGTCGGAAGCATCCGGGTCAATCAGAACGTTCTTCGGATTCACGCGGCTGATACGCACCTCGCCCTGCATGTTGTCCTGGAAATCCAACCGAACATCATAAAAACCACGGCTGGTGACTAGACCGTCGGCATAGACCTCCGATCGAAGCCAATCGAGCTGATTGGCGCTGGCAATCTGCTGGTAGACATACCCCAACGCCGAAGCTGTTTCGTGCTTGCCTCGCTTTGCGGGGCGGAAGGCGATGTCCGAACGCGTACGGATCTGTTCGCCAAGTATGTTCGAAAGCGTTCGGAGGATTTCATTGAGCGTCAGTGCTGGCCGACGCTGCTTTGCGAGCTTGCGAAGATCGGCTTCTTCCCATTGAAGACCCGCCGTGAACATCTCGCACTTCTCAGCTTTACGAACGAAGTCGGCGTGGCTCCAATCGCGCATAAATGAGTAGCGGCGCCACGTATCACGCGCAACCTCGTCGTAAATATCAGAGAAGGCAGTGCTGTAACTCATCGGGCCATCCTTGATTTGAGCCGCGCACGACCACCGTGTGTCATTGGCGCCGGTGGATCGTTCGGCGTGATCTTTCCCTTACCGCGCGTGAGCTTCCACTTGCGCCAATTAACCCGGCCACCGCGAGCCATCCCAGGTAGTGCCTGCGACATCGCCCCCGGATACGGCTGCTCTTCGCGATTCTGAGCCTGCACTGACTGGTCCTGCCGTGAAGCCTGCGCATCGATCAGGTCGTAGATGCCCCCACCAGTAGCGGCGCGAAGGCCCTTTCTCACAGCTCCACCCTTATTCCACGTGAAAACTGCAGACACAACATGGTGAGGTAGCGCTTCGCGTCATCGTCGGTCATGCCACCAGCGACAAGCTCAGCTTTCTTGGCCATGATGACCGGCAACATCGTTGTTTGCCACCACGTTCTCATAACGACTTTTGCAGGTATCGCCATGGCTAACTCCTTTGATTGATTTGATCGAAGTACCGTTGATGTCGGCGGCGGATCGCCGTCAACATGATTTGGACGAGTGCATCGTTCGCCTGCCGCTTCGTCATCCCGCGTGCCTCCAACTCAGCCGCTTTCTGCTGAAAAGCCGGAAGCACCGCGTCGTTCCACCACTTGCCGAGATCTGTCTCGATCGGTTCCATTAGGCCCCCATGTGCGACCCGGTGCCCTTAGTCGCTTCCGTAACCTTGTCTTGCCAGCTTTTGGTGAGCGGCGTACCGAGTCGCGGCATGGCTCGCGGCTGCACCTTCAGCGCCAACTGCGCTAACCAGGAAAGTGAATCCACGATGTCATCCTTACTCCCCGCCGGGAACCGAAGAAGCTCGGAGCGAACAGTATCGTACCAGGGCGCCCCGTGTGCGAACGTGAGCATGCGCTGTTGCATCCGAGCCTGCAAGGGGCGCGCCCGAAT